GACAACCACCGTATGCACAGCCAGGTGAAACTGTATTTTCGTTTATTGCAAACCCAGGTGAACTTGCAAATCTAGACTTAACAGGATTGAAAGAATTAACGAATACTACATTAGGTGGACGAGGAACTTATCCTAACGGTCCTGATGTATTAGCAATTAATGTTTATAAAACGTCTGGTGCGGCTGTTGACGCAAATATTATTCTTAGATGGGGCGAAGCTCAAGCCTAAGTGTTAAACGCAATCGTTGTACGTATTGTGTCTTTTCCACTTTTTAATACTTCATGTTTTAAATAAGACGGGTATATTAATATTCTTCCTTTAACAGGTGCATATACATATTCTGACCATGAAAACTCTGCATTTACATCATGGTGTGATTGATATTGTACAAAAGGATTTGGATTTCTGAATTGTAATCCACCAGCATTTTCATTTGCTCTAACCCAGTATATTCCTGAAATACGTCCTATACCATGATCATGTTCATTATGAACATCGCCTTCTTTATAATCTTGTGTCCAATATTCAAGTTCGTAAAAAGCCGGTGTTGAAAATCCTGGACCCATATCATATGGAAGTTGAAATCCTGACTCCCTTCGTTTTGTTATTCTCATATTATTATGTGTTTGATAATGATCAACACAATTACAAATTATTTTAAAAAGTTCTGGAAGATCGTTAGGTAGATCTACAACTCTTTTGTCTTGAAAATAGTCTGTGGCGTGTGGTGAGTCAGCGGCAGGTCGTGGAATATCATTAACTTTTTTTACTACTATATCTTCCACACGATCTGCTAATTCAGATTCAACATCATGTACTAACATTCCAATAGGAAATAATTTTTCTATATGCATTATTCTTTAGAGTCTTTTTTATCTTCTACTGGTTGGCTATCACCAGGCATAAGTCGATAATTGTCTTCTACTGAGTCAGCTGTACTAACTTCAGTAATACTGCTTCCTGGTTCCATAGCTACTAATTGGTGCGGTTGTAAAGGTGGATTATGCCAAGTCATACCTTCGGTTAATTCTTTGCTATAAAGTTGAGCTGTACCAGTATCAATCCAATTTAATATAAACTTACCACTGTTTACAAACCAGGTTTCGTCTTTTATTCTATGAAAATGCATAGAACATTTAGAGCCTTTTTCTTTAAAGACCATAATCTTACCACAATACTTGTCATTAGTTGCCCAGATTACTTCGTAACCCCAACCTTTTTCTACAGTTCCACTTAATTGTGTCATAAGATAAATTCCTCTACAGTCCTAAATTTATATTCTCCTATAGTATTACTTAACTTTTCTATGTTTGCTTGTGTATGATATTGATATTGTCCTTTTAAATTATCAGGTAATGGAACTTCAACAACTTTAGCGTTCCATTTTTTAGCCATTAATTGTGCTAGATACATAAATGAGTTTGCTTTTCCAGTACCAATATTCCATATATCTGTTGCATCAACAGTTAAAAACTTTTCTAAAATTTGACATACGTCACCAACATGAATAAAATCTCTATAAATCTCATCACTACCTTTAAAAACGTTTATAACTCCATTTTCAATTGCTTGTTCTTTAAACTTATGAAATACACTTTTTTGATCACCTTTATTTTCTTCACCTGGTCCGTATACATTAAAAAATCTAAAGCCTTGAACATTAACTTTATATTCATTTACTGATTTAACAAATCTATCAAATAAGTATTTGCTCCAAGCATATGGTGACTGTGGATCCACAGGTGAATTTTCTTTAAACTCTTTATTATTACCATACACACTGGCACTAGAAGCATACATAAATGTTGTTCCAAATGTATCACATAATTCTAGCATTTTAATACTAAATTCATAATTTTGTTTTAAAATTTTATCAACATCTTTTTCTGTTGTATCACTAATAGCACCTAAATGAATTACTCTATCATATTCTTTTGGATCTGGAAACCTACCGTCGAGATATTCATAACCCTCTACTGTATGTCCTTTATGGACAAGATACGGTCCTAAATTTTTACCTATAAATCCGTTTGCACCTGTAATTAAAATTCTCATACGTTCGCTTCTATTTTTATCCAACACATACTATCTTGACCCATATTATTTTTATCTTGTTTTCTTATAGTTGTTAAAGAAAAATTATGCTCTTCAATAAACTTTTTATGTATTAGTAAAAAGTTGGGTATCTTGTTTTCATTTAACTTATTAACTAAAAGTTTTGTATAATAAAATCCCTCTTTATAATTATATAATCCGTCTATAAAAATAGACGAATAATCATCCATACTGTACAATGCCCATGACATTAATCTTTCAATAACTTCAACTGACCTATCAAAATCGGAAAAGACACAATCAACTTTATTACTATCTCGCCACGTAAAGTCTATTTCTTTGTTTGATAAAATAAAATGATTTTGTATTCCTAGTTTATGCGCCATAGAATTAATGTACTCTTGATATGACATATTGCTCGCTCCGTCATAGTCTCCACCATTATCAAAAGTTATACACTTACCTACTCCATTTTCTTTCATTGCAGATGCAACAGCAAATGCAGTACAACCAAGCCCAGTTCCAAACTCTACAAAAGTTTTATAATTTTTCATTTTAGTTAATGCGTAAAAAAATATTGAACTAGCTTCAGTATTATATGCACTTCCATTATGTTTTATATACGTTAATAAGTCTGGGTTCATTGTTTAATCTTCTTTATTAATTCTGTTGTTGAATGACCTTCTACTTTAGGAAATATAACAACCTTTGCCATATCATTTCCTACAGTTGTTTCTACTGTATAGTCAGCACCCTTTACAATAATATTTGGCTTAATTTTTTTAATAGTATCTATTGGAGTGTCTTCATCAAATATTATAACTTCATCTATAAAACCCAATTCCTCTAATGTTTCTTTTCTTTTAAGGTCAGTATTAATAGGTCTATTTTCGCCCTTAAGGCGTCTAACACTTGCATCACTATTAATGCCCACCACAAGACGTTTACCTAGCGTGTGTGCGTGTCTAAGAAGCTTTAAATGACCAGTATGCAGTATATCAAACACACCGTTAGTCCATACAATACCTTTATCCAAATCATCTAATGTTACTGGAACAACTCCTCGTTTTTCTACACTACGAGTTGCGGCATAAGAAGCAAGTTCACAAGCAGAAGGAATGCTTAATCCTTTATTATAAGCGTAAACTATAACTGCTAAGACTATATCTCCTGCACCTGTAACATCTGATACTTCTTTTGTATCTTCTTTAAAATAATTATAATCGCCATTTTTATTTAAAACATGAATACCGTTTGCACCAGCAGTTACAATTAACCAAGTCCATCCATGATCACGCATAAATTCTAATGCACTTGTTTTATTATATGCTCCATTCCATTCTTCATATTCTTTCATATTAGGTTTTACCAAAAATGCACCATCATAAAAACGTGCATCTTGTTTAGGATCAACAAATAATTTTATATCTGCTATACCTAATAATTCTTCAACAGTTTCTTCAGTAACAGTTCCTTTATTATAATCACTAATGACAACAATGCTATTATTTTGTTTTAGAAAATCTACTTCTAAATTTTGTTTTAATCTTTCAATTGCTTCATTACCATTATACTCTTTTTCTCTATCCCAACGTAACAAATGTTGACCTGTATCTCCTACTAGTCTTGTTTTAGTTGTTGTAATTTCAGAATCATTAGTTAGGTTAGCATTTATATCTGTATATGCTAATAGCTTAAGAACACGAAGTCCTTCCTTATCCTTCCCTATTGATCCATATAATTCTACATCAACATCAATACTTTTTAAATTAATTGCTAAATTGGCGGCTCCACCTAAATTAAATGTTTGCTTATTTTCATTTAAAATTAATACATCGGCCTCAGGCGATACTCTATCAGCTTTACCGATAATCCAACGATCTAACATTATATCGCCATAAACTTTAATCATGCTTCTCCATTAATGATACTAATTTAAATACCGTTTCTAATTTTGTTAAATTTGTTTTATTTTGTAATGTATTACGTAGCCCTTGATGTAATGGTTTAGGCCAGTTATTAAAACTAACCCAAGCATATCCATTATGTTCTTCATTTAATTTTGGAATAAATTCTGTTTTTATTACGCAAAGATATGTATGAAAATTGAATTTGTCATCTCTACTAACGAATGTTTCTAAGGGAATAGACTTTATTATATCTGGTATAGAACCAATTTCTTCTTTAATTTCACGTTGTAATGCTTGAAATGGAATCTCTTCGCTTTCATTAGTACCACCAACAAGCCCCCAAACGTTATTTTGTTTGCTTTGTACTCTATGTAAAAATAAAAATCTTTGTGTATCTAATGTGTAAAAGAGAGCACCACTACATATAATATTAGTCATACTAATAATTATGCTATAATTCTAACCTCCAGGTGCCTTTTCGATATTCGCCTTCGAAGCTCAATGTCCATGATGTACCGTCCCATTTATATTGGATTCCGGTATTAAGGTTGGTTGTATACTTTATATCTACAGTTGAATCAGAACCATCATTATCACTAGCATTGAATACTATAGTCCAAGCATTATTATCCCATTCAATTATATCATTTTCTGATGCAATTAAATCATTGCCACTGATATCTTTCCAAGCATCTGCACCATCTACATTAGTCTGGTCTCCAATATCACCTAGTAATAAAATTCTAGTGCCACTTGTTTTAATACTTGTAGGATTAGTTCTTGTTGGATCAATTATATAATCAATAGTTCCTTTAGTAACTGCTGGTCCATCAAACACAGAATTAGTTGGAATAGTATCTGTATCCCAGTTTACAATAAGTTGTGTTTCATCTAATTCGTTATGTGCAATAGTTCCTATAACACTACCGATGTCTAATCTGTTTAAATAAATTTTACTTAATCCTGCTTGGTATTGTCCAGGTAACGAATCTAAAACTACACGCCAATTAAGTTCACCTGCAACACCCTTGTCACCAAGTACAGCAATATTATTAGTTACTATTAAGTCATAATCTTTAAATGTAGTAATTGCTAATGATACAGCATCGGCTCTAGTTGCTGTAGCTGATTTTTTATGTTTAGTACTTGTAGCATCATCACCTTTAACATCTTGTGATTCACTATCATCATAACGTTTAAGTTCAGGTTGTGAAGCACCTAAATCAATTGTTCCTTTAGTTTCATCAAAAATACTCATTACAACACTTGTTATAACCCCTAGCTTTTTAACTTTAGCAGGAGGTGATAACCAAATAGGTGTTTCAAACGTTAATTGTCCAACATCAATTTCACTTTCTGTACCCATAGGAATACTTCTAGTAGAAAATGTAATGTTTTCCAAGTGTACTACACTTAAACTTGTCCAATCAACGTAATTGTCAGTTGTTTGAATTTCTAAACTTGGATTAAACAATGTTAATATTTGTTCTATTATTTGTAATTTTTGTTCTGTATTTGTTGACCAAATATCTACATTAACTCCTAAATTAAACGGAGTAGGCATTAAACGTTCTACTGTATAGTTTTGACCTTGCGTATTTAAATATTCTTTCCCATCAACATCGTAAGTTCTTTCACGTAAATGTATTTTTCCTACATACGTTGCATCAGCTGTTCTTTGTCTATCCATAGCCAATGCTGTAATATAAACAGATATTCTAGGAGCACTAGGAATCTTATTTTCGCTATTATCACGTATAATATGACCAACCTGACGAGTAATATCACCATACATAACAGGTATTTGTGTTAAGTTACCTTTGCCATCTTTGTAAGAAAAGTTACTAAACAACCTTATAAGTTGAGTAATGTAACGTCTTATTTGTCCGTCATAAAAATGTTGCATTAGTTATCTGCCTTTGGTTTAACTGCTTTAGACAAAGGTTGACGTTCTTTAACTGTCTCGCCGCCTATTACATTTTCTGTTGCGTTATTAACAAAGCCAGTTTTTTGTGTAGCTCTTGTATCTGTATTAGTTAATGTCATACGTACTGAGTCTTCCATTTTAATCCACCTGTTCCCATCATACCTAAATAATCTATTAGGTAAGAAATCTGTTCTTAAGAAATAATCACCTTTAATTTGAGTTGTTGGAAATCCTATACCATGTCCGAATGCTTCTCCGTTTGGTGCTATTCCATCACCTAATAAGTAACCATCATAACCAAGTCGTTCAGGTGTTTGGTTAACTCTATCTGCTAATAGTCCGGCTTGACTTGCATCTAATGTATCAATGTCTGTTGTAACAAGTTCAGGTTTACCTTCTTTATCAACTTGTAATGTATATAAATGTTGTGTTTCATAACCTGACTTAGGTGCATCAGCTTCTGCTTGAGCAACAACTGCCTCATTAATTTGCATTTCTTGTTCATACGTAGACAACACATCACGTAGTGTATTAGCTGAGCCTTCTTCTGCAGGTAGGTCAAGTATTTCTTTAAACTCTTGACTATCAACTATTTGTTTTAATTTAACACGATATAAATGCGGATACCAAGTTTGACTAAATCCTTCTGCCGCTCTATTAACATCTTCAACTACATAATAACGTTTTAATGCAAGATTAAAATCATTAAGTGCGTGAGGATCTTTTAAATGTGGTAATTCTATTACATCACCAGACATTATTTTTCTTCCTAATGTCTGAACACTATCATTAATATGTATAGTCATAAACAATGTGTCATTTTGTAGGAATAATCCAAATTGACTCATATCAAAGTCAATATCTTGCACATTGTAAATGCCTCTGAGATGATAGATATCAGGATCATACTTTCTATCCCTATTTTCTAGGAATAACATATCCTGTATATTTGTTTCTTTTACTGCATCATAACGAGGTTTATCAGCCGTAGCATCAGCTTCATCAGGATTTTGTGGTCCTAAATATTTGTGGACAAATACGTCAGTTCCACCAACAGTGAACATTTCACTGATATGTCTATCCAAAAAGACATAATCGTCACCGCGTTCGGGTTTATATAGTGTAAGTTTAGGCATCGTAACAGTATTTATTCGATGTCGGTTCCCGATAAATACATATGGAGAGCATACATATGAGCGATTTAGCAACACAAAAACAAGAAGTATACGATTATGTAAACCTATCATTAGGTGGGGGTATGGTCGATGTTGAGCTGGATCCAGCTCATTATGAAGAAGCACTTAAAAAAGCACTTGCTAAATTTAGGCAACGATCTGATAATTCTGTTGAAGAATCGTATTTGTTTTTACCTACAATAATTGATCAGAATACTTATATTCTACCACAAGAAGTTGTTGAAGTTAGACGTATACATAGACGTTCAATAGGATCACGTACTGGTGGTGGAGATGGTGGTACATTATTTGAACCATTTAATTTAGCATATACAAATACCTATCTATTAGCAAGTACAAATATGGGTGGGTTAGCTACATACGAATTGTTCTCACAATACCAAGAACTTGTTGGAAGAATGTTTGGTAGTTTTATTGAATTTAAATGGAATACTACTACTAAAGAATTAGTAATATTACAACGACCACGAGCTGAAGAAGATTTACTATTATATGCTTATAACTATCGTCCAGATAGTCAGCTTTTACTAGATTATCTAGCCCAACAATGGTTAAAAGATTATACACTCGCTACTTGTAAATATATGCTTGGTGAAGCACGAAGCAAATTTGCCACAGTAGCTGGTCCACAAGGTGGTACATCACTTAATGGTGATGCTCTAAAAGCCGAAGCTATTGCTGAAATGGAAAAACTTGACGAAGAACTTAAAACACAAGTTGCAGGTGGTCAAGGATACGGCTTCTCAATTGGTTAAAATTACACTTGACATTTAACTAAATTCCTCGTATAATATAAACTTAATATGAGGAATAACCAAATGGTAATTGGAATCTGTGGGCTTATTAGCTCAGGTAAAGATACAATAGCGGATTATTTAATTAAAGAGCATAATTTCCAAAAAATTTCATTTGCAGATAAACTAAAAGATAGTATATCAGCTATGTTTGATTGGGACCGCGAATTGCTTGATGGTAAGACTGCTGAAAGTAGAGAATGGCGTGAAAAAGTAGATACTTACTGGACTAATGAAATAGGCCGTGAAATTACACCTAGACTAGTATTACAATTATTTGGTACAGAGTGTATGCGTAACGGATTTTATGACGGTATATGGGTTAGTTTAACTAAGAAGAAAATATTAGATAATCCAGGTATTAACTATGTTATTCCAGATACACGTTTTCCAAATGAAGCTAAAATGCTGTATGAAATTAACGGAGAAGTTTGGCGTGTTAAACGTGGAGAAGATCCAGCTTGGTTTACAGAATATAAAGTATTAGGCGTTGAACCTAAAGATGTACACCCTAGTGAATGGGCTTGGGCACAAACTAAATTCAAACATATTATCAACAATAATGGTACTGTTCCTGAACTTAAAAATCAGGTACAAGATCTCCTGTTGACCATTTAATACCTTCCTTATATAAAATCTTACTACAATTAGCACAAACTGTTTTTAAGTTTGATGTACGAATATTATTAAGATTTCCATCTACATAGTAAACATGAAATTGTTCTTTATGCTTACTACGAAATCCACACTTATCACAAATACTTTTTTGTTTATATCCAGCAAGAGCCCACTTAGGTAATCCAGGTTTTTTACCTCCACGCTTGGAACAGCTTTCACAAAGGCTCCTATAATAAGGGACGCCTTCCTTATAATAATTAAGTGCTACCGGCTTTTTACCGCATTTGCATAAAGGTCTCATAGTAATATTTATACCTCCCCTTTTCGTTTCCCTTTTGTTTGATTTATTAGCGTATCATTCCGGGGTGATTTTGGGCGGTTTGTATAAATACTAGTAACATGATGTCCAACGGGAGAACATACAATGGCTAATTTAGTATCACCAGGCGTACAGGTATCCGTAATTGACGAGAGTTTTTATACTCCGGCGGAACCAGGTACAGTACCAATGATATTCTTTGTATCTGCACAAGATAAGACGAACGGTGCAGGAACAGGAACAGCAACAGGTACAACAAAAACACAAGCAGGAACACCATT